TCGTGTTGTACCTAAGCAAGGTACATCTGAGATATCTGATTTTCATGATCAGAAAATTAGAACTTTTGTAGTTCCAGGATACCATTTATTACACCATCAGCTCAAGTTTTATGGGCAAGGTAACGAAAATCTAAAACGTTACTGGTGGTCTGATTATGGTTTAAATCCATTTATGGGTGGTGCTGAATCCATCTATAAACAAGCAACTGTTCAAACTTCTACTGGAGAATATAAGTATCCAATTCGTTTTGCTACTGACGTAAAAGGCTATGATAGAAAGATTATGCTTCATAATGTAGCTGATCGCAGATTCAAATGTTTTCAGCGAGCAAATCCTAATTCTAAGTATCTACCTATCGCTAGATGGGTAACAGATGCATTAAAGAATAATGTCGTCATCTTTACTAATGGTGACATTTGCATGAGAATACGAGGAAATAATTCTGGTAGTGGTATGACCACTGCAAATAATATTGAAGCAGGAATGGAAGTTTTTGCTGATCTTTTAGTTTCTGCATATTATGCAAAATATAAAGAACTTCCCCCTGCACAGTTGGTTATTGATCAATTGATCCATTTATATGGTGATGATAATCTTGCTTTCATTTCGTTAGAGTTCGATTATATTTTAACACCTGGATTTGTCGATAATCGTTTATTATATTTTCATGGACTTGTTCTTAAGTTTATGACTGGTGGACTTGACCACCCTATTGGTGATTTGCCTTTTCTTGGTTTCACTTTGCATTTACGCGACGACGGATCCGTATTACCTGCATGGAAACAGGATCGTCTTTTATTCCCTTTGTGTTTTACAAATGAGAGACAAGATGATACTATTTTCTTGCAACAATTCTATTCAATTTTAATCCTTTCATATGCCAACCCAATGTGGGATGAGTTAAGAACAGTTTTTCTAAAATTGCTTTTATCTATGAAAGGACATCCTGCTGCTAAAGCTATAATAAGACATGGGGTCCCTACTCGACGTGATATGGAATTTTTCTATCTCGGTAGGGAGAATGTGGTGGATGGCCCCGATATATATGTATCGATGTCTTATCAAAAGATTACGCTTATTCCTACTCAAATCGAGCAGGAGGGTTCAGACTTTGTCTGGTCAATCCGCTTTGTTGGTCCTTGGAATGGGACACTTTCTGCTTCTGAAGCTACACCGACTTTATGTTGGAATGAGATGATGGAGCTCATATATGATAAAGTCTCAGAG